TCCTCTAATATTATATTTATTACCATTAATAGTAATATAATTATTATCTGTTTCTAAATAAACTCTTTTATTATCATTACGTACACTTGGAATCTAATCAATTGTAGCTCCTGGCTATAAATCAGCTCCTAAAATATTATATACAGAAGATAAAGAATTATCATCATAAATATAAACTATTCCAAATCTATAATATTCTTCATTCCAATAACCAACGTTATAATAAATATTTTTAGTATTATAATATTCATAATTAAACTAATGTTTAGATCCATCTAAATTAGTTATTGTGTCTGTATAATCAGCCTAATTTACATATCCTATTATATTTTTTGAATCAGTTTTAATTACTTTTGGAGTAATTCTTAAACTTAAATCAGTTAAGTCTAAATAATTTATATCTAGTTCTGTAGTATTTGCCTAAAATAATATATTTTGACACTAAGCCTGTGTTTTTACAGAACTAATTGATTGATATTGTTGATTTATTTCATTAATATCTATATCAGTAGTCTAATCATCTCCAGAAATTAAAATATTACAATTATCTGCATTTTTTATTTCAAATGTTTTTACTATTGAATAAGCTTTCTAAACAGCTCCTTGATTTTTAGCAGCAGAAGTTCTTACATAATATACTTTTATATAATGATATGATGAATCTATATTAGTTAATGTAAACTATATAGATTTATTTGCGTTCATGTCTTCTACTCCACCATCTATAGAAAATGGATCACTATCATTTCCTTTAAAAATAGATACTACTCCAGACTCTGCAATCCAATCTGTTTCATTTCCATCAGTATCACAATATTTAAAATAAAAAGTATAATTACCTACTTTTAAATTTCCTGTATTTAATACTCCTTTATAATTTACTATTGGAAATTTTTTAGTTCTTTTAATTAAAGATGTATCTATATTAAAATCTTCTTTATCTCCTAAAGAATATAAATTATCATCATTTCTTCTTCTTTTAGGGATTTTACATTTTCCTTCTCCTAATACAGAAAATCTAGTATTAATAAGTCTTGGTATATTATGACCATCATTTAATATTAAATTTATAGAACCATCATAAGATTTCTATATTTCAATTTCTAAACTATGGTTCATATCAAAATTAAAAAAATCGGATGTTAATGTCTTTATACTTTTAGGCTATATTATAGACATATCTTTAGTATTAATACCATTATATAAAGGCTAATAAGTATTTAACATAGATAATATTTTTTCAACATTATCTTGACTATTATATACTGGAATTATATTATTTTCTAAATCTGAATAATCTGGAGATGGATAAGTTCCAATTTCTCCAAATTTAGTAGTTGGATTATAAGAAACTATATATAATACTCCCTAATGCTCTTTTATACCTATTGGAATAAATCCTTCAGATAATTTAACATTATCTGTACCGTAAGGAATCTTAATATTTCCAGTATCATTCTATAGAACCATCTCATTTCCTTTAGTAGTTACTATAGTAGCATTTAAAGCATCCGTTAAAATTGTATTTTTACAATTTAATGGGTGAAAATCTGTATTTAAGCCATCTGTAAATGTATTCTAGGCTTGCTATTTCATAATTCTTCATAATTATTATTAGTAACTAATATATCTTCAAATTTTAAAGGATCTCTTGTTATTATTAATTCCGCCTAATCTGTGATTAAATCTTTTTTATAAAATTTATATCCAATATTAGCATAATAAGGAATTTTAAATATATATTTAAGTCCGTGTTCTTTTATTTTACATTCATTTAGAATTTTATAAAGAAATACATTTCCAAAATTAAAATATTTTTTAGGTCTGCCCCTTTTATTTTTCTAATTTATATAATTCTAGTACTAAGTATCAGTTAATGCAAAATAATAAAATCCGTCCCAAGGAATTTTCTTTCTTTTGTATTGTATTCTAATCTTTAAACCTAATTTTAATACATATTTATTAAAATGTTTTAAAGAATCTTTAGTTAATGAACCGAAATATGTCCAAAAATTTTTATCTCTAATACATATATCACCACCATAACTATTTAACAAATATAACTATTTCCATCCGTAATTCATAATTAAAGAAATATCTTTTTTATTAACTTCAGGAAATAAGTTATACATTGTTTCGTAGTAATCACTTAATTTTTTTACCTACATAATTAACAATATTGCATACCTAAATTAGTGTTATCTGTTAAAATCTTTTTATACTTATTATTAACATATATTGGTTTAGTTCTTGTAACTCCACCTTCTTTATCATACATATTTAATACTATTTGATGTCCAGTAAAATAAGATTTTAAAAAATCAACATCTAACCATTTTCCATTTTTTCTTCCAGCTACAAAATCATCATCAGAATATCTTCTAACATGAATATCAGATTTTCTAGAACCAGTAGGTAATTCAAATGTTACATTATTATTAATAACATCTTCAAGTATTATTTCTACAGATTTTCTAAAAATCTTTTTTATTAAAGCGTCTTTATGTCTATCATTATTTATTTTTTCACATAAATTGCTTGTAATTTTTAATTTATTTTTATCAAGTTTAGTAAATATATCTCCTAAATTGAAAGCACATCCAGTACTATAATTTTTCATTGTATAGGTTTATAAGTTTTTCCATATAATTTTCGATTCCAAGAAGTTTTGGCATCTAAAATTTCATCCATATCATTTTGTGACAAATAATCAGTTACTCTAGCTGCATCACATTGTCTATTCCATTCTTGTTTTAATAATGTAGATAACTAAATTATATTAGCATTATTTGTTATAAGACCTTCTTTAAATTTATCAGAATAAGCACAATAAGTAGCTATTGCCATAGCTTCTTTTTCTGTTATTTGTGGCAATCCTTCATCATCTAACATTTCTCCCCAATATAATATAAATACTTTTCCATTATAGTTTTGATTAAAATATAATTTATCTCCTACTCTTTCGTATTTAACAAATTTTCCAGGAATATATAAGGGATTTCTAAATCCTTTTCTACTTTCTATATAACTTTCTGTAAATAGAGAACTATAATCTCCATTAGGTAATGTATTAGAAACAAAATTCCAATCTTCAAAACCATAAGTTACAGCTTCAATTACATCACAATTACAAGGCAATGTTACTGAATTAGAATCACAATCTATATCTAAACATATTTTATATAATCTTGTTATTTTATTTCCAATTAAATTATATGCTATTAATCCAACTTCCTCAAAATTCTCTGGAAGTAAATTTAATCCATACTACTAATTGGCTAAAAACATCGCGTAATGAAAATTGTATAATTTATCCATTATCCTGCAGAATAAGTTTGGTCATTAGGTAATACTGGAGCAACTAATTGTCTATAATAATATAATTTCTTTTTAGTTAATCTCTCTTTTATCTAAGATAGAAGAAAACTTAAATTATTTGTCATATCTGGACAACAAGAATATTCTTCAGCTTGTCTAGGATCTTTAAAAATAGCTGTTATAGAAATTACATCAATAAAAGGAGCATTAAATATATATCGATCTAATAATCCATGCTCATTTGGAGTTGTATCTATATATACAAAAGGTCTATTCTAAGCTCTCTTTCTATATTTCTAATACCACTTCCATACATAAGCATCTGTATATACAATAAATGGATTTTGTCTATCAGTACTTCCTATATATTCTATAGTAGATTTTCCAAAATCAGTTATTAATTGAGGTATTTCAAAATGAGCTATTGGTTTTCCTGTAATTTTACTAGAACATTTACATCTATCTAAATCTTTACAATCTACTTGTATACAATTTATAGATGTTAATAATTCTTTTATTGGTAATATTCCTTTTAATTGATATTCTTTTATAACACTAAGTCTTTCTTCTACTACTTCATCTTCTAACTATTGTAACGACATAGAAGGATTATGATGATAACCACGTAATCCAGATACTACATCATTATAAATAGCCGAAGCTATTTTATGAATTATTCCTTCTTCATTGTCAGCCAATGTTCCAGATATATAAGGTATTTCTTCCATAGTAAATAAAAAAGGCGAAAGTCTTGGCAAAGCCAAGGAACCTTCGCCCTTAATTTAAGTATTATTACTAAGCTTTATCAGCTTTTTTATCTATATTAGCTTGCAATGTAGTGTCTGCTGCTTCTCTAGCTGTAGTTTCTACAGTTATTGCTGCAGCGTTAGCTGTAACACCACTCTGTACGGCTGCTAATGCAGCGTCATCAGATTCTTTTACTTTACCAGTATTAGCTGTTTTAGTAGCGTGTGCTGTAGCTTCAGCAGCAACTACTTTAGCAGGATTATTATAAGATTCTTCAATAACAGTATCTGTTAATGCAACATCATCTAAATCCTTATCTACTGTTTCCATAATATCTGTTAAACCAGCGTCTGTTAATGCTTCTTCCCATTTAGTAGCTATATCAGAATTTACATAGAATACATGAGAAGTTAAAGATTTGGTTACTTCACCAACTGCATCTCCGCCCATTATTCCTCTATCAACACACATTTTTATGATATATTCATCATAGTTAGCTCCAGGAATAGGTCTTTCATCTTGTTGAATTGCTATCCAACGAGTATTTGCAGCTGTAGGTAATCTTAAATCTTTCATTATTTGTCTGAATGTACCAAATCCTTCTTTTCCTTGAGTAACTACAATACCTTTAGCAGTATCGTCCCATCCTCCAAATTTAGCACAGCAATCATATAATAATTTATCTTCATTATAAGCTTGTAATTCAGCTGTTTTAACTACCTAATATTCATCGTTTCCTTCAATAGTAACAGTAGTTCCATCTGCAGAAATCTAAAATAGTTCATTTTCATAAACCATTATTTGATATTTCTTAGCAATATTTACAACTGCTTTAGCTGTATTTTCTGCAGTATCTTTAATAGGAAATTCTATAGCAAATGGTTTTCCTTTGAATACAAAATCATTAGAATAATATGAATTTTGAGATCCAGATAATCTAATGTATAATAATATTCTTCCTAATTCAGCTTTTGCTGTAATTAATGGAGTAACATCAAATGTTACTTTAAAAGTTTTAGGTAAACTATGTGCTCTTTTATATACAGCAACAACATTGCTTTTTCTAAATTGGAAATGTTTAGCTATATTTAAAACAGGATCATCTGCTACTGCTTTATCAACCCAAAATCTTGGGTGTTCTGCAATTTTATCACTGCCACTATGAGATGTTGGTACATTACCAAATCCAGGGAATGTTAATGAATTAATAAGTGTGTTTGTTGTGAATTTAAACATAATTTATTATTTTTTTTCTTGTGTCTAGGCTTGAGCTGGATTAGCGATAGACTATGAAACTACTGGGTGTGTTTGTAATCGTGGATCACTTGTGTTTTCCATTACAATATGTACCAGCTCATCAATAATCTCTTTACACACAGTATCTGGAAATTCCATTATCTGTGATGTATCTTCAGTTAATTCGATCTAAGTTTCTGTAAGTCTTATATGTTGAGGAGTTTTTAAATAGTCTACCCAAATAGATTCTAATTGGAATATACTATCATCTTTTCCATAACGTATTTCTAATCTTACATTACTTGCATTACCATATCTATGACCTGCAGTTCTTTCTACTACATCGTCTTTTGTTTTATCATTTAAAGTAATAGTTCTCTAAAGTCTATTACCGTCTAATTTAATACTTCCATCAGCATTTTTTGTTGGAACTCCATTAGAATCTGGAACTATATTTCCTGTTCCAGTAACGTCTGTTCCACTAAATTTAATACTATTTAATGTATTATCATCGTCAGTAACTACATTAGTTGGATTAGAGTTATCAATATTTGAAAATACTGTAGTATTTCCATATAAATTAGAAACACTAGAGTTTTCATTATGTATATAATAATAAGGTTTTTTATATGAAGGTCTCATATAAAAATTATGTAGTATTTGGGGCCACATATCAGAAGTGAGTCTTTCTGCACCTTGTTCCCAGTGTGTTCCCTAATCATAACATTTAAACTATTTATTTACTTTAAATATACATACACAATTTAAAAGATGTAAATAATCTGCAGGCAAAATAAAATCATAGGTAGCTCCAAAAATAGATTTTGGATTATATGTAGAAACACCACATATAGTTTTTTCTAAGCCTAATACTTTTTGAGATGGTATTTTAACTGGTGTCAAAATAGCTGAAGATTTTAATACTCTAATATCATCAGTTGTTTGTTGATTTGTATCATATATATTATATCTTTTATTAATATACTATAACACAGCTTTGTTAAAAAGATAATTAAATTCTTCAAGTAATAAACTTCTAGCCTTTACTTTATTTAATTCAATTAATACTCCTTCATAAATTTGACGTGCAGTCATTTAATTAAATTTATTTTTTATTTGTTTTTTCCCTATGTATAGTAGCTTCTACTACTGGATCTTTTATTTTATCATCAGAAGTTTTAACTTCTTCTGTCAAAATATTATCAGAAACATCGGGATAATAATCTGGATAAGTATCCTTTCGAATCATTTCGAGTAATTTATTATGTTTAGGATCTTTCATCCAAGTTAAAACAGCATCGTCAGTAGCTCCTAAATATACATTATCTCCATATACCCAAATTTTATTTTTAGATAAAATAACTTTCTTATCTTTTGCATCCATAAATAAAATTCTTAATGATGTATCATTTCCAGTATATAAAGATATAATTTTATCTGGATTTTTTTCTGCAACAGATAACAAATAATCTTCAATATCTGCATCTGGCATATTTTTCATGTTTTTACCTAATAATCTAGCTTTTAAAAGTCTTCCATCAGAACCTCTATCATCATTAAATATATATTCTGAAGCCTAATGTATTTTTTTCTTTCTAGATATTTTATTAGCTGTTTCTACACCTGGCATATCTATATATAATTCTGCAATTCCATATCTAGGATTTTTTGAATCCCAACTCATTGTTCCATCAATTAAATTATTTCCATTTTCATCTTTAGCATATCTGCTAGGTGCTATAAATGGACAATTTTTTATTGCTTCCCAAATATTTTTTTCATATGGATCTTGTAAATTAAAAGTTTTACCGTCTTGAATATCGAACATAGCGTTTTCTGGAATAAAATATTTGTACTATCCATTATTTCTTTCTTCATCAGATATTCCAACCATATCTCCAGCTGAATTAACTCTTTTTACACAATCTGGTAATTTTCCTGTTTTATCTTTTGCTGGATTTATGTAATAATGTTGTCCTACTTTTCCAAAAACACTTCTTAACACAATAATATTTTGTGAATTATCACTTTTACTCATATCAATTCAAATTTCATTATATTTATTAAAATGTGTAGGAGAGAATTACTCTCCTACATTATCTATATTTTTTTATTTTATAAATTAGATCTCTCTTAATATAAAGCTTCTATAAGGATTGAATACTCCAACCCCACTATCATTTTTATTAACTATATGTTACCATATAGATTAGACTATATCTTCAATTTAATCATCAATATATTTAAATGTATATCCATGTGTATGATTTCTTCCACCTTTTATTACATCTCTACATTTTGGATGTATTTTAGCACATTCAGTAATAGTATCCCATACTTTTACTAATTTACCAGTATTATAATCATACTGCCCCACTTTTTTATTTTTAATTATATTTCCTTTATGTGGAATAAATTTATCTAATTTTTCATAAGAAAAATAATATAAATTTTTAACTAAATTACCTTTTGTTATTCCACTTTTAATTGTTCCATAAGGAATATTTAAATTATCAGATGCAGATTGTAATCCTATATATTCATTTATATAATTTTTATTATTATCATAAACTATAACTGGTTTATTTCTTAAATTAAATAACCTATTAATTTTAATTATATTTTGAATATTGTCTGGATCTTTTGTCCAAAATGATTCTTTATATATTTTCTTTTTAGAAACTGCTTCATTTAAAGAATCTTTAGATAAATTTAATTCTTGAATAGCTTGTTCCGAATTTTTAAATATTTTTTGTAAATTTCCAATAAAATCAAATTGATATAATTCAGAATGTTTAGATTTTCTATATTCTTCTACATTTATTTGATTTTCATAGCTCCAATAACTTTCAAAAGCACTATATTTATTAATAGCTGCCATATGAAATCTATTAGAATTACAATTATAATATTCTATTATATCTGATATACTATTCCAAGTTTTTATTAAATCTCCATTATAATTAAATTGATACATAACTTTAAAGTTCCATGCACCATGTATTCCCCCAGTTTTTATATTATAATTATTATCATTCTTTATAAATTTTAATGTTACTATTTGTGCTTCTTTATCATAAGCATCTTGTTCATTATCGTATATAAATAATGTAGTTCTTATAAAAGAATTATAACCATATTTTTTTAAAGCATATTGAAATGCTGTTTTAGGGTTTTCTAACGAATATCCTACATATATTCCATTACCTATATATCCATCAAAAATATCTGGATTAATAGTTTTATGTACTCCTATATATATTTTTCCGTTTTCTTTGTTTGTAATTTGATATACTATATATTTCATTTTAAATCACTTTTTATTTCGGCAATTAAGCCTACGTGTATTACACTAGTCGTTGAACCTCTTTAATAAATGCCCTTATTAGAGTCTATATTAAATTTGGCTGCTGATTGTCCTAATAGATTAGGATTTTCCAGCAATTAAAAAAGTTTTTAGGGACCTATAGTAGTAAGTTTTATGCAACTTTTCTATAAGTTAAGCCCCAATTTATAAGTTTAGAACCAGCTACTGGACTTGAAACTACTCCAGAACTCATTCCGTCTAAACCACCTCATTATGTTAATCAATATATTTCTATATTGTTCAGACTATATCATTAACTTTTACTGTATATATTTAAATTTAAAATTATGACAATGATTAGCTGTTCCATTTAATACTCTAGATACATTTGGAAATTCTTTTCTACATTCTCGTACAGTATCAAATATTTTTATTAGTTTATCATCCATTGTATATTGTCCTATCTTTTTTGCTTTGCATTTAGGTATATTATAAGGAGTAATTGAATTTAATTTTTCTCCTCTAGCCCATAAATAATTTTTATAAAAAGAATTATTTAATTTAATTGCATCATTAATACCTTGTAAATTACAATTTAATTTATTTTCTGCTTCTTTAATAGAATTAAAAGATTGTATATATGTTCCATCTAAATTATATTGATGAACCATTCCAGTCAATCTTTGTGTTTTTGGCTTTTCATAAATAGAATATAATTTATCTGATAAATAATATCCTTTTACTAAAATACCTAATTTAACTGCTCTTTGTACATTAGATATATTACAATCTAAACATTTAGTACATTCAGACATTGAATTAAATGTATTTTCATAAGTACCATTACTATTATAACAATAAATAATAATGTTTGGATTGTAAATATTATATTTAGATAAATCTAATTTATCTGTTTTAATATCAGACCATAAAAAATTAGCACTTGTTCTATTAAAATTTATAGCTTTTCCTATTGAAGATTCACTGATTTTAAATTTCTTTGATGCTTCTACAATAGAATTATAAGAATCTAAATAATTACCTTGTAAATCATATCTATAAATTATTTTATTTAATAATGGAGGTAATCCACCTCCTAAAACCATATTATAGACATCTTTGCGTAATAAAAATTCTTCATCAACTATTTCTGCTTCAAGATCTAAAGCATCTTCAACATTATCAAATGTTTTTATTATAGTTCGTTTAAAAGAATCGTAGCCATATTTTTTTACGGCAAATTGAAATTTTGTTTTAGGATTAATTATATTAGATTTAAATCTATTTATGCCATTTCCTAGATAGCCATCAAATTTTAATGATTCTGTTTTATGAACTCCAACATAAATCATATTATTTAATATATTTGTTGTTAAATATACAATATACATCATATTTTTTTAAATTTTTTTATACTTTTATAAAGTTATCTTCCATTTCCACTATCGTGTACTGCCATTCGGCATAGTCGTTGAACTTTCTACAGAGTTGATTAAAAATCTTACATATTCTGTAGCTTAGCTGCTGATTAGCTTGGTATTTCTTTAGCTTTCCAGCAATTAAAAAGATTTATTTTTCAAATGAATTACTTCTTAAGCGGCGCAAGTGGTGTATTTTACGCCTGGGAATTTATTTGTAATAAAATCTCCGCCTTTCAATGTAAACATCTACGAATTTACTTAATTTTTCAATTAAGATTAGACTATATCTTTAACTTAATCTTCAATATATTTCCATATATAACCTCCAGCAGTCTTTCTATTTCCTCTAAGTACATTTGGAGCTCCACAAGTATCTTTTTTAGCTTCTCTTACAGTATTAAATACTTGTATTAAATTATTGTTTAAATCATATTTTCCAACTTTTCTAGCTTTAGTTGTTGGTTTTAAACATTTTAATTTTGGTAAATATTGCCAACTCCATTGAAATCCTAATGATTGACCTCCGAGTCTTATTGCTTTAGATATATTTAAAGTTTTACCATATTCATTTATAGCTTCTTGTTGTGTATTCCACTTATTTAAAAAATTACCTTGTAAATCATATTGATATACTGGACAATTTTTATGTGAATCTAATTTAGGAATAGGAAATAAATCATATTTTATATTGCTAATATAATATTTTTTATTAAAGCAATATTGTCCTTTAATGATATTTGAAATATTACCAACAGTACTATCTATATAGTTAGCACATTCTGAAATACTATCAAAAGTATTTATTAAATATCCATTTATATCATATAAATATGTTTTCTTTTTATTTTCTCCTATTTTAAAATCATTTAAATTTAATTTGTCTGATTTATAATCAGCCCATAAATATTTTAAACTAGGCATCCTATCAAAAATAGCTTTACCAATACAAGAATTACTACATTTAAAATGTAATGCAGCTTCTGTAATTGAAGACCATTGTTTTATAAAATTACCTTCTAAATCATATTGATAAATAGTTTTTACTTTTATTGGAGGTATTCCCCCACCTAATACAACATTATAGGTATCTTTTCTAGCAATGAAATCTTCGTCTACTAACCATCTTTCTAAATCTAAAGCGTCTTCTAATTTATCGAAAGTTTTTAAAACCTTTCTAATAAATTTAGAAGGACCATATTTATTTACTGCTGCCTCAAAAGGAGTTTTACTATACTTATAAGTATAAGCATCATTATCTTTTATTCCACAACCTAAATAATGGTCAAATGTTTCTGGAGTTTCTGTTTTATGTACTCCTACATAAATTTTTTTATTAACAATATTTGTTGTTAAATATACTATATATTTCATATATATTGATTTTACTTATTCATTAAGTTATCTCGCACTTCCATATTTCTATGTACGTTTCGCAACTAGTCGTTGAACTACATAATAAAATTACTTAAACTAAGCCAATTTACATTATTATATAGCTGCTGATAATCATTTGAGACTTCCCAGCAATTCACGAGTTATTTTTCTTCACCTACCTAGAATTGTTTAAATAGGTGGCTCTGCAGATGTAGCATCTGCTGTTAAATCTAAGCATAGACAGTATCCTTTATCAAAGCCATATTCTCTAGAGAATGTTCTGTCTACTTTAAATGATATTTGGTTACCACCAAATTCATAAGTTTGGAATGTTGCACCAACTTGCACATATCCATTAGCTTGTTTAGAGAATAAGTAAGTACCTACTGTCTTAAACTTAGCTAAATAATCTC